ATCACGGTCTCTCCGGCGGCCGGGTATGTCGGGACGGTGGACAAGACCGCCACGGCTGCAACGCAGGTCAGCGCCTTCTTCGGGACGGCGGCGGTCGGAGATTTTGCCTTCAATGACACGACGAAGATCGTGACCTACACGGGGCCTGACGAATGGTCTTTCCGACGCTTCATCTTGCACATGGCGACCATCGGAGAAGCCGCCGGGGCCGATGATTTTCTGATCGGTTCCGAACTGGTCGGCATCACCACCATTCGATCCGACGCTTCGACATACCCCTCGGTAGCCGCCCTGAAGACACTGGCGGCGGATTGCCGAACGATCCTCGGTGGGTCGGTCAGGATCGGCTACGCGGCCGACTGGTCGGAATACCACAGCCATCGGCCGGGGGACGGGTCCAATGACGTGTTCTTCCACCTTGACCCGCTCTGGTCCGACTCGAACATCGACTTCATCGGGATCGACAACTACTTCCCCCTCTCCGATTGGAGAGACGGGGAAGAGCATCTGGACTTCTACGAAGGGTGGCGGTCGATCTACGATCTGGGGTATCTCGAATCCAAGATCGAGAGTGGGGAAGCCTACGACTGGTTCTACGCTTCGATGGAGGACCGGATCGCACAGGTTCGCACGCCGATCAATGATTCGGCCGAGGGCAAGCATTGGGTCTTCCGGCAGAAGGATGTGCGGAACTGGTGGGGCAATGCCCACTACAACCGGCCGGGCGGCGTCGAGAGCGGCACTCCGACGGCGTGGGTGCCAGAAGGCAAGCCCATCGTCTTTACCGAACTCGGATGCCCCTGCGTGGACAAAGGCCCCAACCAGCCGAACGTCTTCGTTGACCCCAAGTCGTCGGAAAGTTACACCCCGTTCTTCTCCGACGGCATCCGGGACGAACTGGTGCAGCGCGCCTTTCTCGAAGCGTGGCTGAAGTATTGGGCCGTGCCCGGCCGCAACCCGGTATCCGGGGTCTACGGCGGCACGATGCTTGACATGGACAATCTCGCGGTCTGGACGTGGGATTCCCGGCCGTATCCGGCGTTCCCGCAGCGGTCGGACTTCTGGTCGGACTCGTTCAACTGGCAACTCGGGCATTGGCTCAACGGCCGCCTTCAGCGCATCGGAGAGCCGGTGGGTCGCATCTCGTCCTATGCCTACACCGATTCGGTTCGCTCGTTCACTTTCCAAGGCGTGACCTACCAGCCGGTGCCCATCAACTGCGGGACGATCAACGCCAGCGGGAAGCTGGACAAGAGCACGTTCGAGGTTCGTCTTCCGAGGACGGCCGGGATTGCCGATCTCTTCCGCGCCTATCCGCCGTCGCAGCCGGTCACGCTGATCGTCCGGCAAGGCCACATCAATGACGAGGACGGGGAGTTTCTGGTGGCATGGGCCGGTCGCGTGCTGTCGTCCAAGCGCGATGGCAACGAGGTCGTGTTCGCGTGCGAGCCCACGTCGTCTTCGCTGCGCCGCCCCGGCCTGCGTCGATCCTACCAGTTCGGGTGCCCTCACGCGCTGTATGGGCCGGGATGCTTCGCCGTGAAGCAGCCCCAGACCGGGGAAGTGACGGCAATCAGCGGGTTGGAAGTGACGCTCTCGGCGGGCTGGAATGGGTCGTTCGCGGCCGCGAAGTTCGCGCAAGGTCTCATGGAATGGGACACCCCGGACGGCACGAAAGAGATCAGACGCATCTTGCGGATCGACGGAAACAAGGTCACGATCTCCGGCATGGTCCGGGGGCTGGATGTCGGCGACTCGGTGACGATGCTGCTCGGCTGCTCCCAGACGACTTCAGACTGTCTCGATCTGCACAACAACATCCACAACTTCGGGGGGTGTCCAACCATCCCCGTCCAAAACCCGCTCGCCTCTGGCGTCAACGTCTTCTATTGAGCGAAAGCCCGGTCTGACGTAAAACCAACAGGGAGTTGCCCACAGGAAGGAGGCGAACATGGCGTGGTGGATCGGGCTGCTTATCGGCCTCGCGCTCAATATCGTCGCTTACCTGATCATGCCGAAGCCGAAAACCGAGAAGGCCGAGGCGGCAAAAGACATGGACGCGCCGACGGCTGAAGCCGGAAGACCCGTGCCGGTGGTTTTCGGGACCATGACCGTGAAAGGTCTCAACGTCTTGTGGTATGGTGACAAGAGCACCAAGACGTATGAGGTCAAAGCATGATCGTCAAGATCACAGACATCCGGGCTACCGGGCATTGCACGCTTGGGATCAGGCGGTGGTTCGACAGCCGAGGGCTGGACTTCCACGACTTCATGCGGAACGGGATCGAATCCGAGGCTCTTCTGGCGACAGGGGACGGCCTTGCAAAGCGGGTCGTGACCGCCATCGAAGAGCGCAAGGAGGCCAAGTCGAATGGGTAAGGGCGGCAGCGCAAAGATGCAGGTTGCCGAATACCGGATGTCGATTCACTTCGGCATCTGCAACGGCCCTGTCGATCACATTGCCGGGCTCTACATCGGTGAGAAGGAGATGTGGTCCGGCAAGCTGGACATGCCCGGCTCCATCATCATCGACAAAGACGATCTGTTCGGCGGGATCAAGAAGGAAGGTGGCGTTCGAGGGACGCTGACCTACATGCCCGGCGACGACACGCAGGTCATGCCAGAATACCTCGCCGAGAAATACGGCAAGACCTCGGCGACCATGTGGGCTTACCGGGGCATCTCGACGATCTTCTTCCATGAGCACATGAACGTCGGCGGCTCGCGGCTCGGCACGCCGCCTTCTCCGGCTGTGGGCTATGTGAACTTTTCCGGCAACCCGAGCAACAACGATACCGTGACCATCGACGGCACGGTCTACACCTTCAAGACCAGTCCGACCGGGACGAACCAAGTGCTCATTGGCGTCAATGCCGACGCCACGATCTCGTATCTCGCCGGGGCGATCAACGGAGGGTCCTCGTCCATCTTCGGCAGCGAGTTCCTTGGCCTGTTCTCGACCCAAGCGAATCGGACCTGCTACGCCGAGGCAGAAGCCGCGAATGACCGCGTGAAGATCATTGCCCGGAAAGCCGGTGCGGCGGGAAACCAACTGACCCTCGCAGAGAGCAGTTCGGTCTTGGCCGTGTCGGGATCGACGCTCTCCGGTGGGTGGGGCGGCGGCACCGGGACATGGATCGACCAATGGCTTTCGACAATCTTCTCGCCGCTCGGCGACAAGGGGTTTTATCTCGGCGCGAACAACCCCTACCTGAAGACGATGTGGGCCAAGATCGCCCGCTCGGCGAAGGGGCTGGATACCCGCTACGAGAAAATCTGGCGGAACGACGAAGAGTTCGACTGCAACCCGGCTCACATCATTTTCGAGTGCCTGTTCAATCGCGTCTGGGGCATGGGCGCTCCGTTGTCGGCTGTCGATGTGCGGTCCTTCGAGAAATGCGCCAAGACCCTCTACGACGAAGCCTTCGGGCTTTCGCTCATGTGGTCTCGATCCACCAGCATCGAAGACTTCGTGACGGAGGTTCTGGACCACATCGAAGCCACGCTGTTCATCAACCCGCGAACCGGGCTGCTGACCCTGCGGTTGATCCGGGGCGACTATGACGCGGAAACCCTTCGGGTCTTCGATCCGACGAACTCCACCGTCGAGAACTTCAGCCGCAAGTATTGGGGGGAGACGATCAACGAGATCGTCGTGACGTGGACCAACCCCGAGAACGAGCAGGACGAGACGGTGGCGGCGCAAGACCTCGCCAACATCGCCATGCAAGGCGGCATCGTTTCGGACGGCCGGAACTACTACGGCGTGCGGTCTGCGGACCTCGCCATGCAACTTGCGCAGCGCGATCTCCGAGCAGCCTCCTATCCGATTGCGACATGCGATCTGGTCGTGAACCGGGAGGCGTGGGACCTGCTCCCCGGTGATGTCTGCAAGGTCGTCAGCCCGGACGACAACATCACCGAGATCATCATGCGGGTCGGCCCGGTGGACTACGGTAAACCGGGCGAGACCGAGATCAAGGTGTCGCTGGCGGAAGATGTGTTCGCTCTGGCGACAGCGCAGTATTCGACGCCTCCGGGCTCCGAATGGGAGGACGGGTCGGAAGACCCACTCCCGGCCGCGTTCCGCTATTTCTTCACGCTGCCCTACTTCTTGGTGCAGCAGCAGATCGTCTCGACGACGCTGGAATCGGTGGCCTATCCGACCGTCTTTTCCGGCGCGCTGGCGGGCCAGACTGGATCGGACACCGCGTTCTACGAACTGCACGGCACGGTTGTCGATACGGTCGGCAACATCACGCAAGAGCAGATCGGAACCTATTCCATCGTCTCCCACGCGGCGCTGGCGGCCGATCTCGATGCCGAGCCGACCAGTATGGTTGCGTCGTTCGCCGGTCGCACGCAAGGAGCCGGGCCGTCGGTGGGCGGCTTCATCGTCATAGGCGGGTCCGGCACTCTCGGCGAAGAGGCGGTCGAGATCGCGGCCATCAAGTCAATCACCGAATCAGGCTATGAACTATATCGCGGCGTGCTGGACACCGTGCCTCGGGCGTGGCCCGCGAACACGGAAATCTGGTTCTTCGGTGCGACACAACTGATCGCGGACCAAGACCCTCGCGCCGCAACCGAAGTGGTGGACTATTGGGTCTTGCCGAAGACCTCGCAGGGGACGCTGCCCATCGCGCAAGCGCCGCAGGACACGGTGGAATTGACGGCCCGGCCGTGGCTCCCGACCCGGCCTGCGAACGTCTGGATCAACGGCGAGGCGTTCGAGGACATAGTTGATTGTGAAGGGCTGGACGAGGTTCCCGTGACTTGGGCCACGAGGAACAGGTTGCTCGAAGATTCGCAAGTCTTGCCGTGGTGGGAAGACTCAGTAGCACCCGAGGCCGGGCAGACAACCCGGATCGAAGTCTATGACCTCGACGGCGACCTGATGGAAGTCTATGATGGCCTCGCAGGGGAGTCTTTTGAAATCCCGCTCGCAGGTTTTCACGGGAGGCCCTTTGGCCTCGTGGTGATCAAAGCCGAACGGGACGGGCTGCTTTCGCTGCAAGGGTATTCGCAAGTGGTCAAGGTGTCGTCGGGTTACGGCTTCGGTTACGGCTACAATTACGGAGGCTTCAATGGCTGAAAGAACATTGCCGGGGCTTGGTCTCACTGGCTTCTGGCCGCTCGGGGCCGACGGTTGGAAAGACGCGATGGACGCGAACCTCCGGCTTCTGTCGGCGGTAGCGCAGCTTTCGGTGATCTCCCGGACCACCAGCCTCCCCGGATCGCCGAGCGACGGCGACATCTACATCGTGCCGGACGACGCTCCGTCTTTCGGCGGTCAGGTGGCGATCCGGGATGACGGCGCTTGGGTCTATATCGACCCTCCCGAGGGGATGCGGGCATGGGTGCAGGACATCGGCCAGATGCTCGTTCGCGTCAGCGGCGAGTGGGTCGGGGTCATGTCCGGCACGCCGAAGTTCCAAGCCTTCTGCAACTACGACGCCTATGCGGCCGTGGACACTTGGGTCAAGGTCCCCTTCAACAACGAGGACCATGACGACCAAGCCGTATTTGATACCGCGAACAATCGCTTCGTCGCCCCATTCGACGGGAAGTTCAAATTCGCAGCCCGGATCAACCTGAAACTCAATGCCACCGCGCCTGATATGGTCTCGATCCAGCTTTTCAAGAACGGCGCGGCGCTGGCGAGAACGCTGGTGAAATACTTCAACGATTGGGCGCACGAGGATGTCACCGTGCAGACCGAATCGCTGGAAGAATTGGCGGCCGGTGATCAGGTCGATGTCCGGGTCTTCTTCACGGGCTACGACGCATATGTCGAAGCCAACTCCAACTCCTTCAATGGGTTTCAGGTGCCATGATCGACTGGAAACAGATCAAGACGGCCGAGCAGCTTCAGGCGGAAAAAGACGAAGCCGCGTGGGCCGCATTGCGAGGCGAACGAGATCGCAGGCTGTCGGCTTGCGATTGGGCGGTATTGCCCGACGTGAATCCTCCGGGCGGCCGAGAAGCGTGGATCGAATACCGGGCCGCGTTGCGTGATCTTCCGAAGAGGACGGACGACCCGAACGCGATCAACTGGCCGATGCCTCCGATCTAGCATCGCGCGGGTTGTTGCGGTATGGTGTCTGCGAATGAGGTTCGGAGACACCCATCATGTCAGCTATCTCGCAAGACTGGAACAGCTTCCACGGCGCGGCCAAACGGCTCGACGACATCGACATTCCGCGCATCGCGCACCGGATCGGGGTGGGCGAAGACGAACTGCACGCTCTCATGGAAGTGGAAGCTGCCGGATCGGGCTTCGATTCGCGGGATCGGCCGAAGATGCTGTTCGAGCCGCATGTGTTCTTCCGCAACCTCCAAGGGCAGAACCGGGCGCGCGCGG